GCTGCTTGTCTAACTAATTCTAACTGATTAATTTCAGGGAATGTTAAGAATAATTCTTTTTCATCAGGTGATAATATAGTATCAGGTAAACCTAAAACACTACCATTATCTCTTAACATTTGGTCCCAATATTGATCTTTATTTTGACCTTTTTCTTCTAATAAGTTTTCTAATACTTTATTTTTTCTAATAAAAGTACCTTTAGCACCATTAAAAGTATAAATGTTAGCTGGTAAAGGCTCAATTCCTGCTGAAATACCTCCTGTAATTACTGAGTTAGATACTGTAGGTGCAATAGCTAATAAGTGAGTATTTCTCATTCCTGTACCTCTACACCATAATGGCTCTCCATACTCTACAGCTAATTGTCTTGAAGCGGCTTCTGCGTCATTTTTAATTTTACTAAAAATGTTATGAGTATGAGCAGTTGAAGCAATTGAATTAAATGGTAATCCTTTTTGTTGTAAGAATGTATGCCATCCCATTACTCCTAATCCTAATGCTCTACCTTTTTTGGCATGAGCATTTGTTCTAATCATACTTTCTTTACCACTTGTTTTTTCAATAAATTCTTGCATTACTCCATCTAAGAAGTAAACTGATAACTGAACAGTGTCTGTATCTTTCCATTCATCATATTTAGCTAAATTTAATGAAGATAAACAACAAATAAATGAATGTTCCTCATCTGTATGTAAAGTAATTTCAGTACAAATGTTAGTCATAGAAACATCAAGATTATTCATCATGTAAGCAATAGGATTTGCTTTATTCACATTATCCTTAAACATTATATAAGGTTCTCCAGTTTCCATTCTAGCTTTTAAAATCTTAGCCCAACGCTCCATTGATGGTTGATCTCTTGATTCTAATTTTCTCATAAACACATCATCTACAACAACACATTGATGTAAATTTAAACATTGTCTATTTGGATCACCTTTTGGTCTTCTAATTTCTAAGAATTCATCAATATCTGCGTGGTTAATATCTAAATTAACTGAAGCTGCTCCTCTTCTAACATTACCTTGATTAGTAGCTATAATAGTTGAATCATAAATTTTAGCCCATGGCACTACTCCTTCAGATTTACCATTACCTTTAATTTCTCTTCCACGTGGTCTAATGCGAGATAAACTAATACCTACTCCTCCACCAACAGATGTCAATTTCATCAGTTCCGCGTTAGTTAAGCCTATTCCTCGTATAGAATCCGGTGTATCTACACCAAAACATGAAATAGGTAAACCTCTATCTGTACCCATGTTTGATAATACTGGAGATGCTAATCCTAACCAACCATTCCATAATATTTTAAAGAATTTATTCTCTAAATCAGGTCTGTTTAATCTTGTTGCAGTAGCAATTGCTACTCTTCTGTATGCTTTTCTAGGTGTTTCTCCAGGTAGCAAGTATCCCTTGCTAATTGTTGCTAATGATATTTCGTCGAAATATTCCGGATAGTCTTTACCTCTTTCCCATTGGGTGTAATCTGATATTAAGCTGTTATTGTCCATATATTAAAATAAATCGTTTGCGTCCCAGTTTTGAGCTCCTTTTGAATAATTTGTTACTCTATTTGCGAAGAAATCAGTGTGTTGTTTACCAGCTGATAAACTATCGAACCATTTCATTCTTTTAATTGAAGCATCATCAATTCCATTTACAATAGGCCCGTATCCTAAATCTTGCATTTTTGTATTAACTCTATATTTAATAAAGCTAACTAAATCATATTTTGAACATCCTTCTAAATCTCCCATTTCATAAACTTTATCAATAAAGTCTAATTCTAATTTTAAAGACAATAAAGCTGCTTCTTCAATTGATTTTCTTAATTCTGGAGTGTTTAATTCAGGTTTTTCTAACATTAATTGTCTAAATAACCAACATCCTGCTTCTGAATGTAATGATTCATCTCTAATTGACCATTCTACAATTTGTCCTACTCCTTTTAATAAATTTCTTAATTTAAAAGATAATAAAATTGCGAATGATGAAAATAAATTTACTCCTTCAGTGAATGCTGAGAATATTGCTAATGATTTTGCTCTAGCTGACCAATCAACTTCACCCTTGTGTGAATCTCTAACATCCATTAATGATTGAATTTTAGCCATTGTAGCTTCGTCTTCTAAAAATTCAGAAAAATTGTCTAATCCTAATTCTTCATTTAATAATGAATAAGCTTCAGCATGAATAGTTTCAAAAGATGCAAATGTAACTGCCATTTTAATAATTTCAGGTTTTCTAAACCATTGTGTTACTAAATTTGACCAATAATCATTTACTACAGTTTCTGTTTGTGCAAAACCTTTTAAAATAGAACCTATAAGGTTTTTTTCGGTCTCTGATAAATTTTGTTTCCAATCATTTACATCTGACATCATAGGAACTTCAGTGTGTAACCAGTGCGCTTGTTGTTGTTTCATCCAAAAATCATGTGCTTCTGGGTATTCAAATGGCTTATAAACCACTCTTTCTTTTGTAATGTCTCTCATGTATTTTTTTAAATTTTAAAAGATGGGTCTATAAATATTAAATGTTATTATCTGATAAGCTGAAGTTTTTGAATAAGTTTCCCATTGTGCTCTTCTCACTATCTGTAATTCCTCCGAATGATGTCCTATTACTTTCAGATGAAGATTCTTCAATGAACTCTCTTTCATCCATTATGATGTGACCTGTTGAAGTATCAATTTCAGCAAAATATGTCATACCATCCATTCCATATCTGTTTTTCATAATATGAAATCTTCCAGTTCCGTTAGTTTTATCTTTTCTTAATCTAGATTGAGACATACCAAAATCAATAACCATCATTTTATCATAAGAACCAGCTGCTTTATCTCCTTCTACTACTTCATCTTTAGCACCTGCTCTGTTTACTTGAGATACAGACCAAATAGGTAAATCTAATTCTTTAGCTAATCCTTTAGTACCATAATAAAGATCATCAATTTCTTCTTTTTTATCTCTATTACGTTTAGATGGAGCTTTTAATAAATCAACATAATCAATTAAAATTAAATCTGGTTTAAAACCTAAATCTTTTGTTTTCTGAATATGAGATTTAATAGTAGTAAGTGAAGCAACTTTAGGTGCAAATTCTTTAATAATAACATTATCTTCCATGTCTTTTAAAGCGTCTATAACTTTATCTTTATTAAAAGTTACTTCACTAACACTTATATTAGTATAAAAGGCGTCATATCTTTTACCAACATAAGCTTCACCTAATTCTAAAGTATAATGTATTACTTTATAACCTAATTGAGCGGCAAATGCTCCTAAAGCAACTAATGCCCATGATTTTCCTCCTCCAGGACCACCAAATATTAAACCAAAATCTCCATTACCTAATCCACCTTGTAATAAATCATTAATTAGAGGCCAAGGTGAAGGTACTACTTTTCTACTTTCAGAACGATATCTATCTTCAATATCCTTGATATACTCATGACCTAAATTCTTATCAGAACCTGCTTTTAAAGCATTATCAATTAATAATCTGATATCATCGTAATGACCACTTTTTAATAAATCTACTGAATCAAGTAAAGCGTTTTTTAGTAATTGGTTTTTACAGAAATTAGCAAATTCTTCTTCAACATATTCTTGATCATCATATTGAGTAGTGTAAATTAATTTTAACTGTTCTTTTACAGCAGTCTGTAAAATGTCATTATCAATTTTTTTAACCTCAATTTTTAGAGTATCAAGTGTAGGTGTTGTGTGAAACTTATCAAAGTATTTTAATGTTTCTGTTAAAATCCACTTAATACCAGGATGTTCGAAATGGGCTTCATCTGTAATGTCTCTTACGTTGAGTAGAAAAGTTTTGTTTTTTAATAAAGAACTTATGACCTTTACTTGAAATGTTGGGCCATAATCTTTTAGACTAGCAAATGCAACCATTTATATAACTTTTATTTGTGTTTATACTTTGTAAGATATAAAAAATTATTCTGGATCCAAAACTCTACGTTAGGGGAGATTTGTCTCTCTAATAGATCGGAACTATGTAACTGTAAAAATCTAGCCTGATTTAAGTCATGTGGTTCTTTTACTATTAATCTTTCTAATACTTCTATATCGTAATCAGGAATGTTTGGATCTTCTAAAGACATTAATTGTTCGTTAACCATTAATTGTTGTCTGAAATTCCATACGTTTCCGTAAATTCCATTTTCTTCATGTTTTTCTAAACTGTCAGAAATAATATCTTTTAGAGTTACTTTTTTCTCTTCAGCTAACTCAGGGAATAATTTGAATAATTTTTTAGGACCTAATCCTTTTACTCCAGGTAAATTATCTGAAGTATCACCCATTAATACTTTGTAATTTATAAAGTTTTGAGGCCATAATCCATACTCATCAAATACTTCTTTAGGGCCATAAAATTTCTTTTTAATAGGTGAGTATACTTGAACATTATCACTACATAACTGTAAAAAATCCTGGTCAGCTGACATTATAACAGCTTGATCAAATTTAGGAGCTAGATAACCGATTATATCATCAGCTTCTAATTTGTCGCGAGTTATGATGTTTACAG